TTCGCCACCCTGTTGGTCAACCAACAGCTCGGCGTCGACATCAACTTCACTTCGGTGGAGCGCGCGATGTTGCTGAACAACTTTGAGGAGCAAGTGCTCGAACCCGCCATGGCGCGTCTCGCGGCCGGCATCGAGAACTTCACCACGGGGCAAGTCAACAACGTCCCGAAGTTCACGGGCGCCTTCAACACCACGGCAACCTACGATCAGCTGCTCCAGAACGAGCAGTACCTGACGGAAGCCTTGGCGCCGGAAGACGACCGTCGCACCTTTACGGCGACCCCGCAAACCTCGCGGTACTTCGTGCGTGACAACAAGGGCCTGTTCCAGCCCGAGTCAACGGTTTCCGACCAGTGGTTGGAAGGCGTGATCTCGGATAAGGCCGCGGGCTACGTCTGCTTCCGTAACACGAAGCTGCCGACGCACGTCTGTGGATCGTTCAGCACCACGGCGGCTCCGGTCGTCAACGGTGCCGGTCAGTCCAACCCCGGCGCGGGCAACGCGTTCGTCTCCACCTTCACGCTGAACACCAACGGCTGGGCGTCGGGTGCCACCACCCTGAACGCAGGCGATATCATCAGCATTGCGGGCGTGAACGAAGTCGATCCCGAGACGAAGGCGTCCCTGGGCCGACCCAAGCAGTTCGTTGTGACCGCGACCATCAGCGATACCGCTGGTGCGATCTCGATCCCGATTGCTCCGGGCATCATCACTGGCGGCGCTTACCAGAACGTGGACAACGTCCCGGGAACTGGCGCAGCGATCAGCGTCTTCGGCCAGAGCGGTGCGGCCGCGCTTGCCTCGCTCAACGGCGCGTTGATCAAGCAGTCTCTCGGCTGGTACCGGGACGCGATTGTGTTTGCGAACCCCCCAATGCTCGACCTCAGCCCCCTCGTCAAGATGACGGCTGCGGAAGCGTTCGAAGGGTACAACATCCGCTTCGCGCAACAGTGGGATCCGTCCAACGACGTGCTCCCGGCTCGTCTCGATTCGATTGTCGGCGCCGTGCTCGCTTACCCCGAGCTGGCTGTGCGGAACATCGAAGTCGCGTCGGCTGCCTAACCCATAGGAATATAGAAAATGGCTAACATTCAAGTTGGATATGGGCACGGCGACGTTGTCGGCATTCCGTTCGACTTCTACGGTGGAGCGACCCTGGTCACAGGTTCGACGATCACCATGCAGACGAACCAGCTCCTCCTGAGCAACACGACTGGCGGCGCCATCGCCGTCACCATCAACCTTCCGCTGAACCCGGTGGATGGTTGCTGCGCTGAGATCAGCAACGTGTCTCCGGCTGTGGCTGATGTGCTGACGATCACTGCGATCAACGCCAACACTGGCGACGTGATTGCAACGTCAGGACTTGGCGTCCCTGCGACCATCACCGTGGCGGCTTCAACCGCTGGCGGTAGCGCAGCGGCGACGGTCAAGTACAAGTACACCCTGAACGGCTTCCAGCCGGCGTCGGGAGCGGCTGTGAATCCGCGTACTTGGTTTCGCGTGCAATAAAAAGAAAAGCGCCGCTGCCCTCACCCAGTAGGCGCGCTGGTGAACGTCCACCACTTTAAGTTAGACGTGACAGGTCCGGAGAGACGGGCACTGAATTTTAAGAGAGGCGCATGACAAGTACCAACCAGGCGATCATCACCGAAGCTTTCCAGAAGCTTGGCGTCGTACGCGAGGGCCGACAACCGTCCGCCACGCAGTCTGCCAACGGGATGACCATTCTCAACGACAACCTTCTAACGCAGATGCGCGACGGTTGGGGGAACATCGGCTGGTACCCGCAGACCATTGCGCAGTTGAACACCAACGCGCCTCTCAAAGACGAAGACATCGCCGACGTGAAGTGGGTTCTCGCTGGATGGCTGTCGTCGCACTACGGTGTGACGATTCCGCCGTCGCCGGACCCGGACGGTTTCGATTTGGGTAGCATGATCAAGCAAGCGATGCGTCGCTTGACCAAACGCTACCTGCGATACACCGAGTGCGATCTCGGAGAACTCTCGCGTCCGCAAGGCGGGCCGTGGGGCGGCCCGAACTGGCTGTAAGTCATGGGCGTCGCGCAACAAACTGCCGTACCGCTGCCGCTCGCTTCGTATCAGCTCGCCGATCTTCGCGCGGGCTCGAAGCGATTGATCGGCTGCTACCCGGAGCCGGCGCCGCAGACGCAACCTGACGACGAGAAGGATCAGCAGCCGGCATCTCTCCGGCGCTGGCCTGGACTATCAGCGTTTACGCCGAGCGGATTGTTGAACCCGCTACGCGGCATGTGGGAGATGGCCGGCGTCGTGTACGCGGTCGTTGGTTTCGATCTTTACACGGTGTCGAGCGCTGGCGCGTTCACACTCGCGCCGGGCTCCGTCAGCGGGCTCATCGGTAACGGCTTCGTGCGCATGACCGACAACGGCGCGTGCTTAGTGATCCTGGTGCCGGGAACTGACACTTGCTGGACCTACACACCGTTCAGCGGTGGCGGCGGCATGCAGCAGCTCACCAGCTCGTTCTTCCTGACGCTCGGCGGCGCGCTCGATTGCTGGTTCGTCGACAGTTACATAGTCTTTCTGGCGAACAACAATAACGGCCAAGGTTCGTACACGTTCTTCAACGACGACGGGCGGCAGGTCTCTGGCAACGGCCAGATCACCTTCACCACCGCGGCGTCGTTCAATCGGCAGTTCGGCACGGACCCGTTCTACGCGCTCTGCGTCGATCACCGAGAAATTCTCGCGTTCGGGTCGCGTTCGTCGGAAGGCTTCGTGAACACCGGCAACCCGACAGGCACGCCGTTCAGCGCGGCGGCCGACACGTACATGACGTACGGCGTGCATCCGCTCTGCCCCTACAGCGTCGCGCTGCAGGACAACTCGGTGATGTGGGTCTGCAATGACCTCACCGTGCGACGGCGTAACGGCCAGACGCCGACGCGCATCTCGACGGCAGGCATCGAAGCAGTGCTCTCGAACGCGGCGAAGAATGGTCTGCTCACCGGCATGTATGCGCTGACCTCGCCCGCTGGCGGACCGACGTGGAACGGGCACCCGTTCTACATTCTGACTATACCGCTCGCTGAGCGCACGCTCGTTTACGATTGCGTGACGCAGCAATGGTTTGATTTGGTGTCGGTGCTGAACGGTCAAGAGATCCAGTACCGCGGCCTATGCTACTTCAACGGGTTCGGCAAGCAGCTGATCGGCGATTCGGAGAGCGGCACCATCGGCTACCTGGACGACACCGTCCAGACAGAATTTGGCAATCCGAACGCGCCGGTTGTGTGCGCCTTCACGACGCAAGCGCTCTACAACGGCAACAATCGTCAGATCGTACGCCGCGTAGAGGCGGTGGTGACTGCCGGCGCTGGCCCGACACCGGGCGTCGCGCCGCGCATCAGCTTACTGCTCTCGGATAATTGGGGCGAGACGTTCGATGTGTCTGGAGACGATTCGCAGACTCTCGGCGTGCCGGGCGACACTTCGAACCGCGCGGTGTGGTGGAACATCGGCCAGTATTACAGCCTCGTGATGCAGTTTCGCGTGACGGACGCGTCGCCTACGTTCACGGTCGATGTGACCGCGACCGTCGAGCCGTGCAAGTGGTAACGTGGCGATAGTTCTTCAGTCGAAGCCAGGTCTCTCCAGCACGACCACGCTGAACATCCCGAAGGACTGGGATCCGACGTGGTTCCGTAACCTTATCAGCAATCAGCTGAAGGGCGCGGACGTTCGGAACGCGGTGGGCGCGAACGGCATCGTGGTGTCTGGCAACATCAGTTCGCCGTACGCGACTATCTCGTTAGGTCCTGGGCCGATAGTTATCAGCACACCCGCCGGCACTGTAGCCGTCACGATTAACGGCGCCGCCGGGCAGCAGGCACTTATCGTTAATGGGTCCGAAACGGTTGTCGGGACCGCGGGCCTGACCGCGCTAACCGTCAAGGCATCCAACGGCCAGTCAGACATAGATATATGGGCAGGCGCCCCCAACGGCGGTGCGCTGGTACAGGGGTACAACTCAACCGGAGCAACGCGTACCGGGTACCTGGACTTTATAAGCGGGACCGGCGGCGGCGGGGGCGCTACCGAGGTAGCTCTTGATCTTGACGGGTCGACAGCCAACGACTGGCTGACCATGGTTACCGGAGGGGGTCGCTCGGTACGCGTTGACGGGACCGGCGCCTTCTTCCTGTTACGGGTAGCAACCACAACCACCGCACCAGCCGCTGGCGGCGCTGGAGCGTTACCAGCCACCCCCGCCGGATACTTCACAATCGGTATCGGGACGACGGCGCGCAAGGTGCCGTATTACTAATGTTATCAACTAAAAGAGGTGAGCAACATGACGGATGTATATGAATCGACGGTACAGAACGAAGCTCTGGCGCAGCACATCGCTGCCGCGCTCAAAGATCATCCCAATGCCGAAGTGCGCGTGAATCCGACCATTCAGGCGCCGATACCGGAGCACATCGCAAAGAACATTCTGGAATTTTTGCGGCGTGTTCAGTCGACCGGCATGGAGGCTGTCGCGTGGGTGGAGGCCTATCAGTTCGTGCAGCAGGCGCTACCCGCACCCGCGACCGGCGTACCTTTCAGCGGACTGCCGCCGAAGTGAGAGTGAGATGACGATCTTGAAGTGGACAATGGAGTCTGTTTGGGCCGCCGTCGCTGTGGTGATTACCACGGCCGGCGGCTTGTACTCGACCGTCTATCATGGGGGTCAGGTTAACCAGCAGATCGCTGAGCTGCAAAGTAAGTACGAGCAGACAGAGACGCACGTCGCCAAGCACGACGATCAGCTAGCGACAATCCAGCAGCAGAACTCGGCGATGAAGCAATCGCTCGACGATATTAAAGACACCGTCCACGACATTCAATTCCAGGTGAGGAAACCGCAACATGGCAATAACCAATGAAACCATTCTCGATCCGTCTATCGATAGGCGTCTGGCAGTTGATCTGGACGCTGCAGAAAGGGATGAACTCACGGCATATCTCGACACTCGTGGCAATTGGACGTGTGGCCGCGGGCATCTGATGCCGCGCCCGGCGCCCGGACGTTCGTGGGAAGGGTTCACCGTTCCGCAGTCGACCAGCGACAAATGGTTCTGCACCGACATCATGAACGCGATGCGGCTTGCATCGCGCTGGCCGGAGTTTGAATCTTGCGACACCGAGTGCCGCAAGAACGCACTCACAGAGATCGCATTCAACATGGGCGGCAAGTGGGAGCAGTTTGCTCCGACGCGCGCGCTCATCACGGCGAAGAATTGGCAGGGCGTGCACGACCATCTACTCGCGAGCGAGTGGGCGAAGGAAGTGCAGCCTGACGGGTTCGAGAAGCCCGGCCGCGCCACACGCATCGCGAATTATTTTTTGACTGGAGAGTATCCGAATGGGTGACATCACCGGCATTGGGTCCATCGCTGATCTGGCGAGCACCGTCATCGACAAGATCTTCCCGGACAAGACGAAGGCCGCGGAAGCGAAGGCCGCTCTCGCGCAGGCTCAGCTTGAGGGAAACCTCAAGGCCGTGGATGATCAATTCCAGGTTCAGATCGAGCAGATCAAGGCGAACGCCGCGGCTGAAGCAAAGCCGGGGATGAGTTTCCGTGACGGCGCCGGCTGGGTGTGCGTCATAGGCTTCACCATCGCGACCCTGAAGGCTCCCATCGAATGGGCCTGCACGCTCGCCGGCCACATCATCGCGCTCCCGTCAGTAGATACGAGCACGATCACGACGATGCTTTTCGCGCTACTGGGTATCGGCGGCATGCACGTGTACGAACAAACGCAGAAGTGATTTAAGCGGTGGCATCACAGGGCGGCATAGTCGGTCTTGCGGACGGTACGACCGGCGCTGCAGACGGTACGACCGGCGCTGCAGAATATGCGCAGGCGCAGGCGACCGCGGCCTCGGCTGCCGCTAAGCAATCCGCTCAGACCACCGCCGCCTACGCGAATCCGGCATATCAGTCCGCGGTCAAAACGACCGAAGCTGACATCGCTGATAACAACTTCTCCGGCGCGTGGTCGAGCGCGCTCTCTACGTCAGGTCTTTTTGGAACGAACTACAACTCAGCCACCACTGATCCGTTGCTGGAAGCGATGGAGTCGTCCAGCGGACTGAAGGTACTCGATCCGACGAAGAACTGGACGGCAGCCGAAGACACGTCATTCTACAATGCGCTCGGCACGAACCCGGTTTACAACGGCAAGACGACAGCCGGCATCGGCGGCGCTACCGAGAGTTTGGGCAAGAACCCGTACGGAACGTGGGGCTCGGGTGCTGCGCTCACTGGCGGATCTGACGCCGCGGCGAACATAGCGTCGTCCATCGGCGATACGCCAAACGTAGAACAGTTCGCTGGCGCTCGTCCGACGAAGAGCTTCTTGAGCAAGTACGGCGCCGACATCGGCGCTCTTGCTGCGACGGCACTCTCCTTCGGTGTCGCCGCGCCCGCACTCGCTGGCGCGCTCGCAGCTGACGGCATCGCGTCTGGCTTAGCTGCCGGTGCGATTGCTGGCGGCGTGATGGGCGGCATCAACACACTCGCCGTAGATGCGATAACAGGCGCACCTATAACCGCGGGCGGCGTGCTCGGTGGCGCGCTGGGCGGCGCTGCTGGCGGCGGCCTCGTGCCATTGGCAGGCGGCGCGATCAACAGCGCGACCGGCCTCGGCAGCACGATATCGACGGGTATTGCAGGCGCCGGCATCGGCGCAGCACGCAGCGCGCTGACCGGCGGCAACGTCGGTATCGGCGCGCTCTCTGGAGGCGTGGCTGGTGCCGTGCAGGGATCCGGCGTCCTCGGCAACATCAAGTCTGGCGTGGCCGGCGCCACGGGCAGCACTGCGGCAGGCTCGCTTGCAACAGCTGGGACGAACTACGCCATCGGTGGAGCTACGGGCTTGGCCGCTGGCGCATTGATGGGTTCACCGACCGCGGCGAAGCCGAACACATTGCCAGCCGTGTCACAACCGTCGACGATGTCTCAGACTCAGCAGGTTGTGCCGTCGAGCGGCGCCCTGCAGATGAACGCGCCGATCAACGGCATGTACAACGGCGTCGCGCAGCCGAGCGGCGCGAACACGAGCGGCGCAGTGGCGAGCGGCGCGACTTCTACAGCGATGGCCGCAGGGCCAAACATTTTCGGTAATCTCGGCAGCACGAGCACTCAGGGGACCAACGGCAACATGTCATCCACACCTACGAGCACAGACACCAGTCTTGCTTCGACCATCACTGGCGCGCTCCCCGGCGTGTTGCAGGCGGGCGTAGGCACCGCCGGCTCGCTCGCTGCGGCGAATGCGGAGTCGAACGCGGATCAAAACGCGATCACCACGCAGCAGAATAACCTTGGCAACATCAACAACATTTGGTCTACGCAGCAACAGCTCGGCCAGGGCGCGGACACCGCGCTCGGCAGCGCGCTAGGCACGAACGGCACGCCCGCTAATTATTCGAACTTCGAGAACATGCCCGGCTACCAGTTTGCTGTGAGCCAGGGCACGCAAGCCGTCCAGCGCCAGGCCGCTGCGATGGGCAGTGCGTACACTCCGAACACCGCGGCAGCTGTGGGTCAGTATGTGACCGGCACCGCCTCACAGGATTACAACACCTACATCAGCCAGCTGATGGGTGCGGCCGGCCTCGGCACGACGGCGAATCAGGGCTTGCAGACTGCGAACCAGACGACCGCGAACAACATCAGCGGCCTGCAGCAGAACATCGGCCAAGCGCAGGCGATGGGCTACACGGGCGTCGCGAATTCTGCCGGCAGCTTGTTCGGTGCGAACGGCGCCGGCACGAGCCTGATCAACGCTGCTGGCAAGGCGCTGGGAAGCAGCGGCGGCAGCGGCGGCAGTGGTGGCAGCACGAGCAGCGGCGGCAGCATGTCCGCGAACTCTGGCGACACGGCGAACGGTGGCGTGGATCCGTCGACTGGCATCCCGTATGATATCGAGAATCCGGGCACCGGCACGACGCCCACCACGACGACCTTCGATGCGAGCAATCCGCTCGGCATATCTGGCTTGGGGTCGACCACATCTGATCCGAACTGGAACAGCGTGACCGATAGCACTTTCAACTCCAGCGGCGATTCGACCTGGAACAGCCTGACCGACACTGGCGGCAGCGATGCAACTAGCTTCTTGGGTGACTGGTAATGAGCGATATTGCTGACAACGGTTCATTCAACCTCGGTCTTGCGAACATCAATTCGCAAAACTTCGGGCCGACGGCTGTCGCTAATCAGCAGCAGACGCAGGCGAACACACAGAACATCCAGCAACAGACTCAAGCGGCTGCGATGCAGAACAAGATCATGTCGGCACGCATGCCGCTGATCTTGTCGCAGCTGAACGATGAGACCTCGGGACAGAGCGACAAGTCTGGTGCTACCGGGCTTAAAGGTCCGGCGAGCCAGGGCGGTCCAGGAGACCAGCCGACTACGCCCGGCTCTGATATCGCGGACGAAGATAAGTCCGCGGTCAACCCTGACCAGAATTTCTATCAGCCCGCGCTGATCGATGCCGCGCTACGCTCGAAGTATTTCGTGCCGCAGTACACGCCGCAAGAGATGCAGGCGCTGCAGAAGGCGTACCTTGTCGATCCGCAAAACCAATATGGCATGGGTCCGCAGCGCGTGATGGCGATGCATGACATGCGCATCCAGTCGCAGACTCAGCAGAATCAGATGGGTGCTCGCGACGACTTCGACAAGATGCACGCCGTGACCGACGCGCCCGATGGCAACGCGATGGACGTGCTCGAAACCTCGCACCCTAAGACTGTCGCCGCGATCCGCAAGCAATTCGCGAAGGATCCCGATGCTGCGATGGACGAAGACGCCGCCGCGCGCATGTTCGCATCGCACGTCGCGGGTGCTGTTCACCAATACACCGGCCGCGAGGCTGTGAAGGGCGACGATGGCGTGTATCGCGACAAGGACACCGGGATCACAATCCCCGGCGTCGAGAAGGTCGGCCTGTCGACCGATCAGTACATCAAACTCGCGCACGAAGCGATCACGCCGTCTGTCGATATGCCAGACGGCAGTGGCGGCTCGATAAAGGTCGCGCCGTGGAAGGCAGCGCAGATGTCTGGCGCGAAGAACATCAACGGTCCTGGCGACTGGATGATGGTCCGCGCCTCGCAGCTCGGCATGCCCGGCGCTGCGTCGACATTGAGCGGCAACAGCGCGCAGAAGCAAGAGGCGCGCGCGACCGCTCAGTCCGCACTTGATAACGTGCAGGGTCAGCACGCCGCTGCGCCCGCGACGAACCCGAGCGGCCAACCGAAGTCGCAGAACGGCACCGGCAGCGCGCGAAACGCTCAGGGCAACATCGACCCGCAGCTCACGGACGCGCTGCACGATGACAAGTACGACTATAAGCCGACGAACAACGGCCAGCCGTACAAGCCTGCCATCGGCGCCACGCCGCCGCCGCAAGTCATGGAGGATATGAAGAACCAGACCGCGGCCCGCAACGATCTCGCCAAGACCTCGAACCAAGGTGTTGGTGCCGCGTCCGCTGCTCTCACGATGTACAAGGCCGCTCAGGACGTGCTCGCCAAGGGTAACTACGACGGCGGCGCGTGGAACGCGGAGCTGGCGAAGTATTCGAAGTGGCTACCCGCCGGCTGGCAGAACCACATGACCGGCGACTATCAAGAGATGGCGAAGTATCTCGGCACCGCGGCACTGCAGGCGGGCAAAGGAATTTTCGCCAAGATGACGCAGATGGAAGCGAAGATGTTGGTCAACGAGCTGAACCCGTCGCCGAGCATGGATCCTGGCGCGCTGCGCGACATGATCAGCAAGGGCGCGATGATGTCGCAGTACAGTCTCGATTCCGCGAAGCGCGTGCCGGCATATCTGCACGCTGGCAAGGATGCGAATCAGTTCAACTCGTGGAACCAAGAGCACTTCCCGATGCAGACCGAGACACAGCCGACGACGGCGAAGCCGAACGCGGGTGTCGCACCCGCCCCGAAATATACTGATGCACAGGTGAGAATGTACATGCAGAAGCACGGACTCCAGGACGAGCAAGCAACGCGCAAAGCGCTGGGGCTGTAATGGCTGATCCAGTCGACATCAGCAGCATGCCGGACCCGACGACCATCGGGCTGAAGAACCCTGACCCGACGGACGCCATGCCGACGCCGGCTCAGCTGTTCAAGCAGCACAAGGGTTACGATGCGCAGGCGCCGGAAGAGGTTGCCGAATTCATGCGCAACCCCGACGCGACGCCGGACGTGCGCAAAGCGAAGTCTGGCCGCGAAGGTCTCTCGATGCTAACCGGACTGCCACGCGCGGCCGCTGGCTATGCGGCAGCGGTGCCCGCTGGCGTCGCGAGCATCGCGGGCCAGGCTACCGGCGCGCTCGGCGCTGCGCTCGATCCAGACAACGCGTCCGACTATCTCGCGCAGGGCCGTGACCGCGGCCGCGAGTGGGCGGCGAAAGTCAACAATCGCGCGAACCGTGTGCCTGCCACGAAGGAAGGCGCCGGCTTCGCGAACGCACTGATGGCGGTCCCAGGCCAAGTCGTCCAGGGAACGGCGGGCGCCGCCCTGAAGGCTACGCTGCCGGACAACGCCTACCAGGCCGTGGCGGATGTAGCCACGGACGTTGGCAACGATCTCCCGGCGCTCGGCGCTCCGGGCATGGTACGGGCCGGCGCTCGGGTGGCCGGCAAGGCAGCCGGCGCCGCCAAGGGCGCGTTCACGGTTCCCGAACCGCCCGCCGGCACGACGTATACGGCCGCTGGGGGCACCGTGGCGCCTACTGGTGCACTCACCCCGGACGTGGGCCAGCCGGTCAGCGGCAACTCCCTACGCGCCCAGCCGAACCCCATACCCGCCCCGGAAGGCACCATCCACCAGGCAGTGCATCCGGCGTCCCTATCTCCGCAGGAGGCACCGGCATCGTCACCTAACGACGGAAGCCCGCCGGCTCAGCAGGAGGGTGCATCTGCGCCTCCTGCGGAGCCCCAGGCGCCGTCCGAGTCTCCGGCGACCCAAGGCACGGCCGAAACCCCGCCCGCCCAGGAGCCAGCTCCTGCCGCTCCCAGCACCCCCGTCCTACCCGATACCGATAACGCGCCGATGGACATGTCCATGTCCCCCGATCAGCGCGCGCTGGTGCGGGAGGGCGTCGCCGCGCGCCGGGCGGCCGCGGACAATCAGCGCGGCTCCGTACGGCTCTTCAACTCCCCCGTGGAGGAGGGCCCGCAGGAGACACCGCAGCCTGAACAACAGGACGCGCGCGCCGCGAGCCTCGATGCCGTCGACAAGCTGTCAGGCGGCATGCTCCCGACCCGCCGCGCCTCGGCCATCGCCGGGGACTATAACGCCACGGGCGATGATTGGCAGCTGAAGGAAACCGGCAGCCAACCGATGCGCCAGCAGATCGCGAGCGAGAACAATGCGCTCCACACTGCCACCGAGAACGTGCATCAGAGTATCGGCTCGCAATTCGACAACAGTGTCGACCCGCAGACGGTGTCTGACCGTGGTCGCGTGACGCGTAACGCGATCCAAGGCATACAGGGATGGTTCGACAAGGCTACTGACCAAAATTACGACGCCGCCCGCGCGGCGAATGGTGGGCGGCCGATAGCGAAGCTCCAGCGCGTCAGCGACTATCTCAACGACGACTCGAACTTCACCAACGATGCTGAGATCGGTCTGCAGCGCGCCGCGAAGCAGCGCCTGCAACGGCTGTGGACGACGGGAGACCCGGACAAGGGTACACCTCCCGGCAGCGTCAACGCGGCCGAGCGCTTCCGCGAGTTTCTGAACGACAAGGGTAAGAACCCTAACGCGATGGGCGTAGCTGGTGATCTGAAGAATCACCTCGATCTCGACGTTGCCGAACACGGTGGACCTGGACTCTTCCAGACCGCGCGTGCGATGCGTCGTCACAGCTATCAGATGCTCGAAGAGCCGCAAGGCATCAAGAAGCTACTCGCTCCCGCGGACAGTCAGGGCATCAACCACGCGATCCCCGAGCACAAGGTGATGGACTACATCGCCGATCTGCCGCGCGAGCAGCATGAGCACGTCCTGAACGTGCTCAAGGCCGGCGCTCACTTAGGTGGCGGCGAGTTGGCGGAGTCGAGTGCCGCCGCGATTCGCGAGATTCAAGCACACATGGTGAGTCGCGCACACGCTGCGGCGACGAACGCTGACGGCAGTTGGAACGCGCGCAAATTCTATAATGCGGTGTCGAGCTACGCCCCAAAGATGGCGGACACGTTCAAAGATCGTCCCGACGTTCTCAGGAACCTGAAGACGATCAATGACGCTGGCAACACGCTGCACATGGACAAGCACTATCCTGGCGCTGGCGCTCAGATCGAACGCACGGGCCTTGGCAGTCGCGCGCTGTCAGCTGGCGGCAACATTGCCGCGAGCATCGCGCACGAGATACCGCTCGGCGGTCGCATGGTCGGCCGAGCCATCGAGCACGGTGTCGAGAAAGCTACCGGGCAGATGAGCGAAGCGGCACGTGACAAGGCGGCAACGTCGCGTCTCGTGGACCGCACCGGCAAGCAGCGAGGCTCTGTGCGTGTCATGAACCCGGATGAATCTCCGGGCGCGCGCGTTAAGAGCGAATTCGACGAGCTGCACCCTGAAGAAGCGCCTGCCGGCTATCTCGGTCGTCGTGTGGGCAAGTCAACCGCCGAGCTGTATCGCGATCCGGGCGACCCGAGCGCGGTGCATCTGGAGAAGCTGACGGCGGATAAGCCTGGCAGTGGCGCCGGCACCGCTGCGCTCAAGAAGATCACGGATCTCGCAGACAAGCACGGCGCTCGGGTAACACTCGATGCCGTCCCTCAAGGGGCGAACAAGGTCTCTCCCGCGCGCTTGAAAGCATATTACGAGCAGCACGGCTTCGAATCTGACGGCCGCACTGAGAACTCGATGACGCGCGAGCCTCAGGTCGGCTCGGGCGCCACGTTGAACGTCGGCCTGCATCAGGGGATTGAGGGACAGCCCGGTTTTCGGAAAATGAGCAAGCAAGAGGCGACGGGCGCCGTAGAATCAACGGGTGCTAAGGTTACGAAGTCTTCTGTGCTCACGCCTGACGCGCATGGCGTCGCTGAGCCCACGCTGGTTGCGAGCACAGACCGCCCGCTCTCGAACCCCGAAATGCAGAAGGTGCTGGCGAAGACCAAGCAGTCCGCGATCCCGCAGCGTACGGACGCTGGCGCGGAGTCTATGCACGTCGCGCCCGGCCATGAGGCGATTGCGAAGCAAGAGGGTTGGGACAAATTCAATCCAGACTATTTCCGCGATCACGACGGCAAGCCGCTTAGTGCTCGGATGTCCGGTCAGCGCGGCTCGTTCTCATTCCAGAATGACAACGCGCTGAACCGCTCGGTTGGCGCCGCGCGTTCGCTCCAACGTGGCGAAGGGATCAACCCCCGCAACGAGCGTAACGAGCGCGTCGCCAATCAGCAGATGGGTGGCAAGCGGCCGCTATCAGCTGAGCAGAATGAGATTCTGCGCCGGCTCTCAGGCCAGCGCGGCTCGGTACGTGTCATGAACGAGAAGCCGCTGAGCGGTGCGCCGGAGGGCGACCGCCCCAACGGCGCGGCGCGTGCAGCGGCAAAAGCTTACGCGAAGTCTGCCAACATCGACTACAAGCCGCTCTCCGAGTATCGCTACCTTGATCCCAAGGTGGCGAAGAGCGTGGGCGACGCTTATGAAGAGATGAAGCACGACCCGACGAATCCGAAGGTCGCGAAGTCGTATGACGCGTTCAAGTCGGAGACCTTGGGTCAGTACAAGCAGATGGTCAAGGCCGGCGTGAAAGTCGATCTCGACAAGGACTATCCGTACACGAACCCGCGCGAGATGCACGAAGATGTGCGCGCGAACAATCACATGAGCGTCTTCCCGTCGGATGAGGGCTTCGGCTCGGGCGCCGCGCCCTCTGATCATCCGATGATGGAGAAGGCTCCGATCAAGATGGGTGGGAAGGATGCGACCTACAACGATCTATTTCGAGCGGTCCACGATTATTACGGACACGCTGCTGAAGGCAACGGTTTTCGAGCCAACGGGGAATATAACGCTTGGCGTGCCCACCGTCAGATGTATTCTCCAGAAGCCCGCGGAGCTATGGACAGCGAGACACTCGGGCAGAACTCCTGGGTCAACTCCGGTCCGCCAGCAGCTCTGAACAAAGGTGCATCGAGTGCTGACACGATCTATGCGGACCAGAAGGCCGGCCTCCTGCCGCCCAAGGTCGTGAAGTCCGCTGAGGAGGGCGTCGGTGCCGACGAGCACCATGTCACGAACCAGCTGACGGATCAGGAGCGCGGGCAGCTGCGCGCTGACTCGACGCAGCGGCTGGTGGAGGCGTTCCACAACTCGCCGGCCACCGAAGAGTACGCTGCGGCGGCAATGGCAGGCGCCGCGAAGCGCGGCTGGTACAAGCAAAGTTCCCAGGCCATCGTCAACACGTTCGGCCACGAGGCGCCCCGCTTCGCCGCCCTCCTCTCGGCCATGTCGCCGCAGGTGAGCGTGCAGACGAACTTCGCGAACGCGCTCAAGACCTACGTCAACTGGGATAAGGAAGGGCGACCCACCGATCCGTCGGACATCCGTCGGATCATGGAAGAAAGTTCGCAGAAGAGCGCGAAGAACACGGACCGCTCGAACGTGCTCGACGCGTGGGTGAACAACGGCGTCCGCGCGTTGACCGCTGATGATCCGTCGAACGTCAAGCTGTCCGGCCCGAAAGTGCATAGCTTCTACAACAACCTGACAGACAAAGTCAACGAAGTGACGAACGATGCGTGGATGGCGTCGTTCGCGAAGATAGACCCGGCGAAGCTCGCCGGCGAACTCACCAAGAGCGGTCCCGGCAAGTCGGCAACGTACCTCGCGCTCTCAGGCAAAGTGCGTCAGGCGGCGAGCATGCTCTCGCGGATGACGGGCGAGACGTGGACACCGGCCGAAGTGCAAGAGACCGTGTGGTCCTGGGCGAAGACAGCCTACGAGCACGCTGAAGAGAAAGGCGACCGCAGCATTCCCGACTTAGTTAAGAATGGAGATATCACCGATGAACTCATCCGCAGTACCCCCGACTTCCACCAGCTCTTTAGCTCCGAGCAACACCGCGGACTCCTCCAGTCCAGCCGCTTTGCAGGAAATGATGAACGGGTGGCTGCAGGGTCGCAGCAAGGCGCCAACGCAGCCGGTCCAAGCGAAGCGAGCAAGACTGCTGCAGCGTCTCTCCGACATCACCTCCTTTCAGCGGCCGAGCGCTTAGAGCAAGTTCGACAGGAACGACGGGCGGCGGGCAAGGCTGCACCAAAAGACGAGTCAGAGGATTAAATGGCAACAGGTCAACTTTTTTACGATCCGATTCCGCGGCCGCTGTCGTCGCTCGGTGTCTCCATGCCCGGCGCGTACTACAACTTTTACGTGTCCGGCACCACGACGCCCGCGATTGTCTATCAGGACGCGGGGCTCACGCTGCCGTATCCTGCCGCTGCGCTCAACGGATCTTCGCCGCTGTACTCCGTGCTGCAAGCCGACGGTACGGGCGCGTTCTCTCCGATCTTCCTGAACCCGGAGACGATATATCGCGTCCAGCTCTACAACTCGTCCTGGAGTTTGATCGAGGACGTGGACCCGTACGTGCCGGCGATGCCGGTTACTGGCAATGGGCAACTCAACATCGACGCACAGGGCGAGATGGTGATGGCTGCGCCGGTTCCCGGTGGGTCTGGCATCACGCTGACGGTGAACGCTCGCGCGTCCGGCACCGCAGTGGAGCTTGTCGGCTCGGGCGCGGGCTCGCCTGCGCTGATCGCCAACACGACAGCGGTCGCCGGCACGCAAACCGCGACGTTCGCGGCCACCAACAAACCAGGCTCTGCAACTACCGCTCCGACGAAGTGGTTGCCGGTCCAATGCGACGGCGCGACGTACTACATTCCGCTCTGGCAGTAACGTGAGCTACCCGACCGTCTCTGGCCGCGCTGTTGAAGGCATGCCATATCGCGAGGCGCAGGTCGATCTGACGCCTACGTTTGCGAATTCGTACTACCTGTTCTCTTTGTCGGGTGGCAACACGCTGACCAACGTCTATACGAATGGCACGCTGACGACGCCGTTCTCGAACACTGGTCGCGTCACCTCCGATGCGTACGGCCGGTTCCCCCCGATCTATCTCGACCCGTCGATCATCTATCGCGTGCGGTTCTTCAACAGTGCCGGCGTGCAGCAGTGGCAGCAGGATCCATATTCCTCGCAGCTGTCGACGGTGGGCACCTCCTCGCTGAGCGCTTACGGCTTCCAGATCGCGCCGACGGGCGAGTTTACTCTCGATGCACCGAACACGGGTGGCACTGGCGTCACGCTCACGATCAACGCGGGCGTACTCGGCACCGCTGCGCTCGAAGTGATCGGCACGCTCCCTGGTAACTCTGCGATAATCATCAACAGCTCGGCGACCACTGGTGCGCAGACTGCGACGTTCACGGCCACCAACAAGCCTGGCACGGCGACATCATCGCCCGCCGGCTGGCTGCCGATAACCTGCGATGGCGTGCAGTATTACACGCCGATCTGGCACGGCAACAACTTCACCCCGTACACCCCGAACCCGACAGCGGTTGGCGAGATCATAGTCGCAAGCTCGGTCACGTTCGGCGGCAATGGTCTCACCACAGTCGTCGGCGGCACTGCCACTCCTGGCAACTGGTTCTCGCCGACCACGGTAGGTATCGGTGCCGGCTATTACATCAAGATCACGAAGACGAGCGGTCTGTCCGGCGTGCAGTTCAGCGCGGCGAACGGCTCGTATGCGAACATCACGAGCGGCGGCCTGACGATCACCTCAAACGCGCAGGCGACGATCACTGGCACGTACACGCTCTCGTCGAGCATCAGCGGATCGCCGATTGTGGCGACCGGCACCATAACATTGTCGAATAACAATGGCGTGCAGAGCCCGACCTACAACGGCGTAACGCCTGTCGTCTATGCCGGCAACGGCACGGCGACGGTCAACGGCGTTTCCGCGTCGAACTGGTACGCACCGACCACCGCGAGCATCGGCGCGAGCTACTATCTGCTTATCACGCAGACGGGCGGCACCGCGGGATACAGCTTCAGCGCTGGCACTGGCACGCCGGTCCTCATCTCGGCTGGCGGCATCAGCATAGGCATCACGGGAACGGGCACGCCGACGAACTTCGTCACCGGCACCTATCAGATCTCCAGCGACTCCGCTGGCACGGTCGTGCTGGGCTCTGGTACGATCACGATCAACGGCTCGCCGATTCAATCGCCGAACTGGACTGGTACATCGCCGCTGAACCTCGCGGCGAACGGCACGGCGACGCTGAACGGTGTCGCCACCTCTAACTGGTACTCGCCAACGACCTCGAACGTGGGTTCCGGTTATTGGATCGACATCACGCGCACGAGCGGCCAGAGCGGCGTGAACTTCACTGCGGCGCAGGGCTCGTGGACCAACATCACGAACTCCGGGCTCACCATCGGCCTCTCCGGCTACAGCGGCACCTACGTAGGTTCCGTGACGGTCAACGGCACGTATCAGATATCGAGCAGCAACACCGGCACGCCAGTGCTGGGCGCCGGCTCGATTGCTCTCACGGTGTCCGGTCTAACGGTGATTCACGCCTACACGTCGGCGGCGGCTGGAGCGACTGAGACTGCACCGAGCGGTACCAGCAACGTACAGATAGAACTGTTCGGTGCGGGCGGCGGCGGTGGCGGCGGCAACGCGGGCTACGGCGGTGGTGCGGCGGGCGGCGGCGGGTACTCGCGCAGCTCCTATGCTTGCACAGCTGGCAAGACGATGACCTACACGCTGGCAGCTGGCGGTGGTGGCGGCGCTGGCGCTGGTGCTGCGAACGCGAGCCCTGGCGGCAACGCGAGCGCTAGCACGGTATCATCTGGCACCTTGACCATCACCACGATGACGGCGAACGGCAGCACGGGCGCACAGGGTGCGCAGTTCAGCGGCAGTGTCTATTCACCAGGCAGCGGGACGGCTGGCGCGACCGCGTCCGGCGGTAACCAGGCGAACACGACCGGCACGGCCGGCGCGAACGGTAACAGCTTGGGCTCGTACTCGCAGGGCGGCCACACGCCGACAGGCGTCAACAATGGCTACATCAACTACGGTGGTGATGGAGGGTACGATCTCTCGAACACTTCTGGCTTGGCGGGCAACGCGGGCGCCGCCGTGTTCTACTACACATAAAAAGAGGGGCGCCAAAGCGCCCCCAAAGTCTCCACTCCTCACCGCTCAAACAGGTAGATGCGCGTGTCCGCTCAGAGACACGCGCAAATTCTTCACTGGCGCAACGCCGGTCAGCTGCACCAGCTGAATCTCAACTCCCCACTTCCAACCGCGCTTACGGCACTCGGCGGTCAACGCATCGCTGGTCTCCCCGTGCACGATAGCACTCCATGAGCAGTTGCTCAGCGTCGTGCCGATGATGCCGGCACAGCTGTCTGCGATGGCGTCCTTCAGGTCAACGACATCGAGTAGCGCCGTCTGCACGTTGTGGATGCGGTACGTGATCACCGCATCGAACCCAATCGCTTTCCCATCGACCGTCGTCGTGGCGAGCCCGGTAAGCCGCTCCGTACGCGGCACCACATGGTCAGTCACCATATGGTCCGCGAATGGGATCTTCCAGTACCACTTCCCGCCGTCGAGCACGCGCAGCAGCTTCCCCATCCGCAGCTGAACGCCTCCGTTGTATGGAGGGACGATCTCTATCGGGATCAGCTCGCTCCAGATCTCTCGAAGGATGTCGATCAGCTTGTCGAACATGGGGTTCTACTCCTGGTTCAAGGGGAAGCGGTCGTCGTCGTTCAGCTCGAACGTCGCCTTAGCTTCCTCGCGCTCAATGGTCAGCTCCAGCTCCGCACCTATGCGCCACATAGCCTCGGCCAGCACGTACACCTTCTCGATGCCCGTGAGCTTCGCCACTTCCGGCGGCACCATCTCGAACACCTTGCCGTCGACTGCGGCTTCGAGCATGTGCCGCGCGCCGCTGCCGAGCTGGTCCGTGCTCTTGCCGCGGTCCCAGTTGATGTCCGCCGGTTCGCGGTCAGGGTTATAGCGCACGTTGTTCACGACGCAGACCTTCGTCACCTCGCGGTGCGCCTTCGGGAAGTAGCCCGTGAGATACTTCCAGATCGGCAGCATCTTACGCAGCTTGTCGTTATCCGGGAACAGGCTCATACGCTGTCCTTTAGGTTCGGCCGGATCGCATCGCTGATCGCATCGATCACACTCCGAGAGGTAATCCTGAGCGCGGCCCCATCCTCGTACTCCCAAAACTTGAAGCCCTGGAGCAGGCCGACGAGCGCTTCGAGCTTCGCGCCCTTCGAATTCTGCCAGTTCGGCAAGAACACAACCCCCTGGATGCCGGTGTCGGCTAGCAGCTTCACGTCACGCGCCAGAAAGTCACCCCACGTCTTGTTGTTCATCGATGTGAGGTTGCGATTGTCGCCGTCCGGGGACGCGAGCGCGGCGCCTTTATCCTCGGAGTTATCGATCTCCGCGGGCGAGACGACATCAAAGCCGGCAGCGCGCAGCTGATCGGCCGCGGCGAAGAACGCCGGGAAGTTGAACTGCGGAATACCGGACATCGGTCCGGCCAAATAGATCTTCATCATTTCCAAGTTACTCCACGCTGCAGTGATGCCGGCTGTTCGCCGGAAGAATGAATTCGGTCTTCACGCACTCTTCTTGGGTGGCGTACACCTCACGATGTATCACCTGCGAATGGTGCGGGTGGATGATCCACCAAACCAGGATCCAGCGCATATGTTAAAGCCTCCATTTTCCATCAATGACATTTATCAGAGTGCGCTTGCCGTTCGGATAAATCAAGCAGTGCGTGTTCAGCCAGCTGCTCGGGCCGTGCGTGTAGCCGCGACTTAACTTAGTCGAGGTTCCAACCTGGTAGCAGCCCTCCTCAATGGCCGGAGTATGCGAGTGCCCGATGATCAACTTCACGCCGATGCGTCGCATGTTGCGAGCACTGCCGCGCGATCCGTTCGGGCCATAGTGCCCGTGCATGCCGCACTCTACGCCCTCGACCACGCTGCTCTCTTCGTAGTCGAGCACCTTGACGTTCGGGACATTGGCAAAGTGTTCCTTCGCGAGCAGAATGAAAGCGTTTAGCTTCTCAGCATCGTCGCCCGTGAGTAGCTTTGACTGTTCATACAGCTTGCTCGCCACCTTGAGATAGAAGCCGCGGTCCCTCGGCGACAGCGTCTTCCAGTCTCGCTCCAGGATCCAGCGATGGAGCCAATCGTTGTGGTTAGATGCCACGATGCGCGACTGGGTGCCCTCTGGCGTGCGCTCGCTGACAAACGCGAGCGCGTTGTAGAACTCCTCCGACGCTGAATCCTGATGCGCGAAGTGCCGTGCGCCCGTAACGAACGGGTTCTTTTGCGCCCAGTGATTCACGCTACCGCCGTCCTCCAGATCGTGCCAATAGAGGGTCTTCGGCTGGAAGAACGGGATAATGTCGCCAAACGTCGCGCGCTCGACCGCTGGGTCGATGCCTTCGACGTGCGTGTCGCCCATCACGATGGCCGGCAGGCCCTGGTACTGCACCGGCTTGCGCTTAGAGCCATCGTACAGATAGTCCAGATCGTAGAACGTGCCGTCGCTCTTCGCGTTGATCTGCCGAAGATGAAAGCGCGGACCATCGACCTCAACCACCACCGCGGCGAGCGTGTGATGGAACTCGCCCAGCTTGCCGGCGCGTGTGTCGGTGTAGTTCTTCACGGTGCAGGCGCCGGTCGTCGTTAGGATCTTCGGGTACTTGCCGCTCGGGGTCGCGACCACCTTGAGCTGCAGCTTCGTGTGCCCCAGGATGCCGGACTCGCCGTGCGTGATGCCTTCGAAGCCGGTCAGCGGGCTCACCGCGGTCGGTTGCACCTTGATGTCGCCTAGCACGGTGATGTTCTTGTTGAGATCCTTGCGGACGTTCCACAGGTATTTCCGGTTCGGGTAGACGCGAGCGTAGTATTGCTCCTCCGTCTCGTTCTCCGGCTGCGCGACCTCGTACGGCAGCGCCGGACGGTCCAGCCACCACTCCGCGTTCGCCTGCGACTCCGTCCAGCGCGATGTCGCGTTCTTGTACCGGATCGGGATCACCATCAGCTCCGCGTCGCGGAATTCGCAATACTGCAGGAGCGATGCCCAAAACGCGTCGTGCAGCGGTGTCGCGTTCTGCGCGGCCGTGACAACGAAAATCTTTGAGTCGAGCGGTCGCTTAAACTTCGGCGGCGACCCTTTCCGCTGTGTCGAGCCATCCTGTTTCTTCGTCACGTTTGGATCTCCTACGGTTGAATAGCAATGCACCTTGCCCGGTCTGCACACCCAGCGGTGCTTGCCGCGCGTATCTTTCCCGTGAATCATCACGCGCCCACACTTCGGACAGCTGGGCCTAAGTTCCGTCGTTCTCATTGTCTGCTCCTCGCGCGGGCGCGCTTCAACGCCTGCTCTACGGTTATCTTTCCAAAATTGCTGTCGATCACGTCCTGATCGACAGTACCTTTCGCTACGGCATACCATACACGAACCGCCGCCTTTTTACCAGCCTGGGCCTGGCGCGCTGGGCCGACCCTCTCCACCATCTGCTGCCACAGCTCCGCGCTCCAGGTGTAGCTGTAATGCAGAATGTCGCGGCAGGGTCCGTGCAGGTTCAGCCCGAACGCGCTCTGCTCCTGGAGGAGGAGCACCCGGAACTTGCGCGCGTTCCAGTCTTGTTCATCCTGCTTCCCATGGTATACCCGCGCCAGAATTTTCTTGCGAGCCAGATGCGCCAGGATGCGGGGAGGGTCAGACTTCCACCAGTAACTAACCAGTAGAGGTTCAGGTTCAATCTGCTCCAGGACGTCGTCGAGCGCTTCCAGCCGGGAGTCGTGTACCTCATGCGTCTCTCCTGTCTCAGTATCTATGATGCTGCCGGCGCAGATTTGCAGCAGCTTCGAGGACTTGATCGCGGCGGTGCCCGCCTCGATCTGCGCGTCATCGACCTCCAGAAAGAATTCTTTTTCCATACGCTTGTACTGCGCGCGGACGGCCGGCGGCAGCTCGAACTCTACGGGTAAAAGTTGGGGCTGTGTTACATCTAACCAATCTTCTGCGCGGAAGACAATGGTGATGTCTTTGATTGCGTCATGTATGGCGGCCTCCGCGCCGTGCTGCATGGTGATCCGTCTCGTGTACTGGTTCTCGATGAAGTATGCCTCCATGAACGCTGTGTACGAGCGCTTGAGCCGCTGGCCCTGGTCCAGAAAATAATATTGACCCCACAAATCGTTGAGCCCCAGCGGACATGGTGTTCCAGTTAAGCAAATCCATCGACCTGTGAACTGAGATATCTTCGCGAGCGCGGTCGAGCGCTTCGTACCCTTGTTGAGGCGAAACCCTTTCAACCGGCTCGACTCGTCGGCGACGATGACGCGGAACGGCCACTTCTCTTGCGGCCACAAGTTCACAAGCCACTCTACCAGCTCATAATTACAAATGTACACATCCGACCGCGGCGCGCTGAGTATCTCCAGCCGCTGCTTCTCCGTGCCCGTGATCTGAACCACCGACAGGTCGCTGAAGGTCGACCACTTCTTCGCTTCACCGGCCCACACAACATCAGCTACACGCTTCGGTGCGAGCACTAGCGCGGGTAGGAAGTTGGATCCAACCAGCTTCAGTGCGCCGAGCAGCGACAGCGTCATGCCGGTTTTCCCCATGCCCGGCTCCGCGATGATCATGCAGCGCGGGTGGTCGATCATGAACTGCGTACCAATCTGCTGGTAGTCGCGCGGCTTAAATTTCGGCAAAGAAGTCATCGACACCCTCGCTACTCCAAATAACCCACACTCTCTGACCGGCCGCTCGAAGTGATGCGTGATACCTAATCTGATGCGCGTCTAACTTTCCTAGCTTCGGACGCTTCAGCTCGACGAAGTATGTAGGGTGGCCTGGTAGGCACACGAGTCTATCTGGCGCGCCGCGCCTACCAGGATCACTGAACTTCGGGCACATACCCCCCAACAACTCGACGCGGTCTACCAGATACTTTTCCACCTTCGCTTCGGTTGGATGGCTGCCGCGATACGCGGCTGCGCGCGCTCGTATTTTCTCTGGATTCGCGGCAGCGAATGCTGCGGCGTACGCGCGCCGTTCTTCGCGGTGAACTGCGTCGTACGCGGCGCATGACGCGCGCACCTTGTCCGGGTACATGGCGCGATACTCGGCGCTTTTGGCACGCTCTTCTTCGCGGTGCGCAGCATGCCACGCCGCCTGATAGGCGCGCTTCTTTTCAGGGTCTTTGTACGCCATGCTAGTTCAGCTCGATCCTCGGAGTATCATCTACGACCTTCTCCGCCTCGCTCTTCTCCGCCTCGCTCTTCTCCTGATCTGCGATCACTGCCCCACGCACCGCGCGCCCGAAAACTTTGCTTGCCTGAACCCACGCCATCGCCTCGTCCGAGTCTACGAACGTCGCGCACCACACGCGCCGGTCATCATCCGTCTTGCCGTAGACCGCGTACATGGGGATCTGCGCGCCGCCCATCGGCATCAGCTGCGTTTCGGCCTGCAAGGTCTTGGGCGGCACCTGCGCCGTCTCCACTTCCGCTTTCAACTCGTACTTCGTTCTTTCCACAGCTCGTCTCCTGTTGTGAGTAATACACCACCGCCAGCAACATCAGCACGATGGTGAATGTGAGGAGCTGTACGCTCCCAAGAATAAATTTGCGCTCTTCGTCATCCATGCGGCACCTCCGACTGCGCGGCGCGCTGAAGGTAGCGGACCGCATTCATCAAACCTTCGATGCTATCGCCTAGCTGGCCGATACTGCGGTTACATCGTCCACAGAGCCAGCCACGGAACGTACCGGACACGTGGCAATGGTCTAGCGCTAATGATTTCTTACCCGGCGGCTGCCCACAACATTCGCACGATGCCGGAGCCGGCCTGGTGGGTAGCGGCAGCCCTTTAAACTTTCTCATGTACACTCGATACTTTTCCGGGTTTGCTTTGCGTTTCGCTCTATTGGAAACGCGATCCCGTGCGCGTACCGCCTCTATGTTAGTTAAACGAAGTTCGCGACGACGTGCTTGCAGCCTTTCCTTGTTGGCGCTGTAATACGCGCGGTTCTCCGCCTGCTTATTTTCACGATCCGCGGCGTAGGCGGCGGTCCGCTGCGCGCTGTGCCTTTCCCGATTCGCTGCCCATCGTGCGCGACTTTTTGAACGACTTTCGTCTGGATCTTTGTACGCCATTACCGTTTCCCATATCTGTGGTGGACCCACGTGTCGGCGGCGACTGGTAGCCCCGCCATCCACGGCTCTTTGGCGGTTAATACTGAACGGAACCTAGACTCAGAATAGCTTCCTTTGGGGCAGTCCAAACTCACCTCATCATGCACATGTAAATTTATTGCAGTCCGTGCGTACGGCTCCAGCGTGTCGAGGTACGCCTTGATCTCCGGCACCGTCAGCGTGTCATCATGTAGCCGCAACATGGCCGCTCTTAATACGTCGTTCGCTGTTCCCTGAACTACGTTCTCGACATACAGGCCAGACCAGGCGCGTTCACGTCGCCAAGACCTTCCTCTAACCGTTAAATATGTGACGTAGCGGCTTTTCCACGCCTTGCCCCCAAGGGGGTCTTCTATTTCCTCTACTTTAAGCTGCGGTGACGCATACAGCAACCTTCGGCCGCTGGGTAGCTCAATAACCAAAAAAGATGCGTTACACCAAACCTTGCAGCGCGCGACGTGATACACGGTACCGCTCTTGTCTGCGCACGCCTCAAGGATAGCGGTGTTTAGGTCATATCGCATCTGACTGATAGCGGGGTTCGCGGCTCTGAAAGCCTGCTTCAACACGTCGCACGCCATGTACGCATCGCGCTCTAACTCTAAATCCCCGCCTGTTAAAAACGCGCGCTCCCAGGCTTTATTAGCTTTCTCCAGTTGCTCTGTCGTAGCTGTTGGTAGCACGATAGCCGCCAAAGGTTCGATGTCCATTTGATACGCTATGGTCATGTTAACGAGGGCCGCGACACCGCCGCCAAAACTAAAAGCAAGCAAGCATACCTTCCCCATCTGACGCTCCGAGTCGTTCACCTCCGCTGGCGGCTTGCCAAGCATCTTGCCGGCTAGCATACGGTAAGGGTCTTTGGATTTATCTTTCGGATTATCGAACGAGAATTGAAATGCTTCGAGCTGCGCCGCCTCGCCAGCTAGCCATGCCGTAATGACGCTCTCTATATTTTTGAAGTCGCCGACCATTAACTCGTTACCTGGAGCCGCGACAATCCCGTGGCGCAAAGCTATCGCGGCGGCCTCAAACGGGCCGCCGTAGACGAGCGGGTTGTTCAGTGCAGCGCCGGAGTAGATTCCTGGGATGATGATATCGTCAATAGTATCTGCTTTAACCGGCTCCAGCTCGATTCGTCCAGCTCTCGGGTGTCCCGGAGGGCGCCTTGTGGTGATAGACGGACGTGGAAGGTTGTGTGGTTGTAGCCCGCGTCCACTATGGCGGCCTGTACGGCCCGCACCAGACCAACGGGACCAGTGGCGGATGCGCGCTTCGGGGCCAACCAAAGCAAGTCCCCGCTTCCATTTACTACCAGCACTTTTTCCAGCTTCAAGCCGCTCTTCGAGAACAGTGCGAAGAATTGGGTCCAGGTCGTCACTTTCAAGCCAGTCACGCACATCTCCTGCTTTGAGGGATTCGATATCGATATCGTAACGGTTGCGGATGTACGCGAGCAGCCGCTTCGCCTGCGTCGCCGAGCCGATCTGGTTGTCGGTGTTCGCGCGCATCACCTTGCGCGACGCCTCGCGCGCCGCGTCGAGAAAGTCGGACGCCGCCTGCGCAAGCTTCACGTCGAAGCCGAAGCCGCGCTCGTTGATCAGCTGGTCGAGCATCCAGCTTCGGAGGTTCACGCCCGCGTAGTTCACGGCCGGCATGCGGTTGAAGATCGTGCGGAGCGCCTCCGTGTCACGGACGGCGTACGCGCAGAAGCGCGCCCACTCCTCCGGCTTATCCTCCGGCTCAATAAACTTGCCCGTGGCAGGCTGCGGCTCACAGAAGGTGTGGATCAGAGACTTGTCGTCGACCAGCTTCGCCTCGTCGATGGTCAGCATGCAGACCGAACCCAGACCTTCGAGTGAGCCCGGGAGACCGTGCGCGGAAGCTGCTGCCATAGTGCACCGCCAGCGGCGGATCTCTGTGTGCAGCCCTAGCGAGCGGGAAAGTATAAGTCTATCAAAGGCGGCATTATGGGCCAGGAGTAAAAACTCCGGGTCATTGATCGCGTCTAGCAAATCCTGTGGGGGTAGCGGATCTACGCGCGGAAACCAAATCTTCGCTGGCCCGGTAACGAACGCGTACGTTACGATAATGCACTCAGCGGCGCGCGTGTAGCGGTCAGTCCCGACGCTGATGTCGAGCCGACTTCTAGTTTCCGTGTCCAGGAAGAGAAGCTTCACCACTGGCGGCGCTTCCAGTCTTTGTACGCCTCAGCTGGCGACAGACCGAACCCGGGCTGCTGCATCCCGTGGTGGCGCATGTGGCAGATCCAGGTCGGGACGCCGATCAGCTTACGGACTACCGGCCTCGTCAGCCGCGACAGCTTGCGACGGTTCTCCTGCACCTTCTGGAACTCCCGGAACATCAGAGGTGACGACCGGAGGGGAGGAAAGTTTTGCGTAGTCATTGAGCACTTCCTGAAAGTATCGATTTTTAGCCAGCATGCCCTGGCGTGAGTTTCGGATCTGGTTCATGCGGTCGGCGAACGCGTACAGCCCGCGCTCCTGGAAGAACCGGCGCATGTTCTTCCGCTGCGTGCGAAGGTAGCGCGCGATGTGCCGGTTCGCGAGCCCGCGCACCTGCTCGTACTGAAATCCCGGCCACTTCTCGGTCATACCTTCACCGTCTTGTACGAGGCCTTCCACACGCGCAGCTTGGGCTCGTGCGGCAGGTTGGGGAACGTCGCGAGGTAATCTTTCCACTCTTTCCTGACCTCGCGCTTCGTCTTGCATCGCGCCCGCCAGTAGCGTCCCAGGTCAGGGACGTGGGTCGCGTACTGGTCGTTTGCGTCTTCCCACGCATAAAAAAAGTCTGCCATTTTCAATCTCCTAGTATTTGCCCATCTCCCGGCGCGTATCACCCATTATTCTGGTGGGCCGCGCTACGCGCCGGGCGGGACTCGTTACAACCTCAGATCAAACCGGCGCCTCCGGTCTGCGGCGCACCCTGCAGCAGCACTCCGGGGGTGCCGTCTGCGTCCATCGGAACCAGACCGAACTCGCCGCCGCTCGCGACCGAGCTGCCGCGCAACCGCTCACCGTGCTTCGCGAACTGCACGCCGAGCACGCTGCAGCCGATGCCGGGGCTGTTGCCGTAGACGTACGGATAAAACTCCAGCAGCACGTTGGCGTAGCAGCCTTCGTACGGCCAGCACGGATGGCTCGGTGTCAGGATCACGGGCGTGTTCCGGTTCGAGATGTTGACTCCGTTCTCCGTCACGAGGATCGTCGGCTGATCCTTGTTGCCAGCGCTGATGTACAGCATGCCCGCGTACGCCGGCTTGCCCGGCCGGTACTGGTCGCCACGCTGCAGCGGGAAGCGTTGGTTGTTGCCCTTGATCATGTCTAGGTTCTGCTGGGCCTGCTCTTTCCACTTCGCTGTCGCGATGTTGCGGATGATGGACTGGATCTCGGGGAACTGCGGATGCGACGGCGGAAACACCGCGTCAATGTGGAACTTACCGTCCTGCTTGCCCGTGGCCGGGTCAACCTTCGCGTCCTTACCGATGTACGGCTTCGTTAAGCTGACGCGCAACAGCCGCACGTTGTCGAATTTGATCTGACGATTTACAGTTACTTCTGACATTTTCAATCTCCTAGATTAAGCCCGGCTCTTGCGTCGGGATGAACTGGATCGGCGTTACCGCCTCCCCCTTGTGGTCCAGCGGCACGAGACGGAGCTGAGGGTCCGACTGTGTCACCAGGTCTTTTAGGACTGCGTAGTCCTTCTTCATCAACTTCTCCGCCGTGGTCGGCGACACGATCTCACGCGGCTCGTATATCTTGTCGGGGTCGACTACCATCAGCATCGCGGCCTCAGCCTTCGTCTTGTCGACCCAGGTGCGCTTGCCCTTGTTGCCGTAGACCAGCTTCTGGCCGTCGACGATAACACCAAGCTTCGCGCGGCGCAACGCCTCCGCACGGAAGTCGGTGATCGCGGCCTCGATCTCGTCGAGCTGCTTGTACACGACACCGAGCGACGCGTCGTCCAGCTCGTGCCGCTTGATCAGCGGCTCGAAGAGACTCATGATGCGCTTCGCGCGGGCGACGCAGCGGCCGCGCACCTCGCAGTAGGTGCACTGCTCGTCGCCGGCCACGAGGTGCAGCTGCGGATCGAACGTCACCGTCTCGTGGTAGATGTCGTACGCTAGCTTCGCCACGGGGCGGATCAGCGCCATGAACGCTTCCAGCTCCGCGCGCGTGTAGGTCCACTCGTCGTAGTGGTTAAGCTTCGGCTGGTGAATGCAGAAGCGGAACGCGTTGAACTCGCCGACGAGTGAAAACTCGATCATGGCGGCGCAGAGGTAGATAAGTCCCTGCGTGTTGTCCTTCGCGTTCACCAAAAGGTAGCCGTCCTTGTAGTCGTGCACCGAGAGCACGCCCTTGTACAGCTCGTCGCGGATCACCGCGCCGCCTTCCGGGTACAGCTTGATAATATCGCTGTGACCCTCCTGGTCTGGTACGCCGAGCACGGGCGTCGTGTCGAGCCGGTGCTCGACCAGCATGAGGCCCGGCTCGCGATTGATCACGGCGACGCACGAGCGCACGCGGTCCAGCCGCTCCTCGTCGACGACGAACTTGAACGGCGGGTTCTCGCCGAACGTCAGCTCCTTCCCGAGCCAGCTGTCCAAGTCGAGCGACGGGTTCTCCAGCTGCCACTGCAGGAGCCAGTGCGAGCACGTGCCGCTCGCGCTGTGCTCTTTGTCCGGGTTCGGCACGCCGCGCGACAGGTACAGCGCGCCGACGCAGCGGAGCCAGCGGGAGGATCCGGAGGGCGCGAGGATGGAATGCGTGCCGCTCACTTCGAATCCTCCAGCTTGCGCAGTTGCATCTTCAGGTACGCGTTCTCGATCCGCGCTTCTGCGGTCTCTTTCTCCAGCGCCTCGTAGTCTTCGTCCAGCGCCACGAACCTGGCAACCCACTTACTTTCATCGATAGGCGAGCGCTGCAGGGTGCTAAACTTTTTCTCATAGAGCGCCCCCAGTTCCTGTTTCGCGTTCTGGCGGGCGGCGTCCCACATCAGCGCACGCTGTCGGGGAAACATCAGACGGAACAGCCAGCTGTTCATTTCGATATCTCCTGTCGAAGGTCTCTCATCGCCTGCTGCATCGAGCGCGGCGGTTGGTAGTTGTAGAGCGGCGCGATCAGTCGCAGCGCCGTCGCGGTCAAAAGGCGTGCGCTCGCGTTCCGGTCGCCAGCCTTCAGGGCCTTGAACTCGGCGACATGCGCCAGCAGCTCCTCGTTGTAGCGGAACTCAGAGTCTTCGAGATAGCGCTGCCACCACAGCTCGGCGCCGCTCCACTGCGTCGTGCTGCCCGGTGTTGGTCCGGCATCTCTCTGGCGGTTGAGGTGAACCTCTTCATGCGCAATAAGCGCGGGCGGTACGACGATACCGCTCGGGTTATAGATGTTGCCATTGAACGCGAACAGCACGCCGGGGTTCTCCGCTCGCGGGAACGCGGCTTTGATCTGCTCGAAGTTCGGCGGTCGCTCGTTGATGATCACAGTTTTCAGCTCCTGTTGCCTACCCCGGCGCCTACTGATCCAGCGAGCGCCATTACACGGTTCCGGCCTTTTCGGCGCCGGGGAGGA